CGTTCAGTCCGTGGAGACAACAAAGATCCTCTAACATCATTCCTTAAAGATGCTGGCATTCCAAATGAACCAGATGTAATGAAGCCAGAAGATACTACCGTATTTTATTTTCCCATTAAGGCTCCAAAAAATTCAGTACTTACCAAAGATCTTTCTGCAATTGATCATCTTGAAATGTGGAAAACATATCGTAAGCACTGGACAGAGCATAATCCTTCAGTAACAATTAATGTTCGTGAGGATGAATGGCTAAGAGTTGGATCATGGGTCTATGATAATTTTGATAGTATTGGTGGCGTTTCATTCTTGCCATCTTCAGAGCATACATATAAGCAGGCTCCATATCAAGAAATAACAAAAGAAGAATATGAGAAGTCTTTAAGTGAAATGCCAACAACAATTGACTGGTCTGTTCTTAGTCTTTATGAAACAGTTGACACAACTACAGGAAGTCAAGAGCTTTCTTGTACAGCAGGTGTTTGTGAAATTGTTGATTTTGGCTCAGCAGCTGCTTAAAAATAAAGAAGTCAAGCTAATTATGGTATAATTGTTGTCATGAACATGCCAAAACCCAAAATAACTGTCATAGAAAAACAAGGTAACGACGGAATTTACGTTTGGAAAACACCTGAAGGAAAGATTGTGACAGATGGAGAAGGAAATACTATGAATATTCCATCTCGTCGTGGTGATATTGAGGCAATGTCTAAAATTAGAAAAGCAGCAGCGTACTATGGCTTTCCAGAAGGAGAAGCTGTCTTTCGCGCAGGACAAAGAAGACTTACAGACGAAGAGTATTCAGAGCAAATTGATAGAATGAAGGATGGGCTAATCCCATCCGAAACTGACATCGGAGCCTGGATGGACGCATCGAAGGGAATTAAGAGGTATGGAAATGGATAACGAAATAGAGTATCGTGCAAAAATTGATAATCTAGATAAAGGATCTACAAAGAAAGAGTCATACGATCCGTTTGGTGCCGATGTTGATGAGGTAAGAAAATATGACGGTCTAGACGCAAACTTTAAACGACGTGCATCAAGAATGAATAAGGTTTGGACAGGAGCACAAGATACCAAATCAAAGCAGCTACTTCCTTTACAAGATATTACAACAGCGTATGGACTATTTGATGTTGTTATTCCACCATACAACCTTGATGAGTTAGCAGCTTTTTACGACAGTTCTTTTGCAAACCATTCATCAATCAATGCTAAGGTAGCAAATATTGTTGGATTAGGATATGGATTTGATATTACAGAAACTGTAATGGACAGACTTGAAGATGCAGACACAGATGATCAGTTGCGAAGGGCACATAGAAAAATTGAGCGTGCTAAAAAAGAATTAATGGATTGGCTTGAATCTCGTAATGACGAAGATACCTTTACCCATATTTTAGAAAAAGTTTGGACAGACTACGAAGCAACAGGCAATGGGTATATGGAAATTGGAAGAACAGTATCAGGAGAGATTGGATATGTTGGACATATTCCAGCAACAACTATGCGTGTTCGTAGACTAAGAGATGGGTATGTTCAGATAGTTAATCAGAAAACAGTATTCTTTAGAAATTTTCAAGACACAAAAAGTCCAAATAACATCACCACTGATTCAAGACCAAATGAGCTTATTCATTTTAAAAAGTACACACCTAGAAATAGCTACTACGGTATTCCAGATTGCCTTTCATCATCAATGGCTATTGTTGGAGATCAATTGGCTAGCCGATACAACATTGATTACTTTGAGAACAAAGCAGTTCCTCGCTATATTGTTACTCTTAAGGGAGCAAGACTTAGTGCAGAGTCAGAAGAAAAGCTTTTTAGGTTTATGCAGTCTGGATTGCGTGGACAAAATCACAGAACTCTTTTCCTACCGCTTCCCGCAGATTCACCTGACAATAAAGTTGAGTTTAAGATGGAGCCAATTGAAAACGGGATACAGGATGGATCTTTTCAAAAGTATCATGTATCAAACACAAATGATATCTTGATGTCACATCAGGTTCCTATTTCAAAAGTTGGTGGTGGGCAAGGAATGTCTATTGCGGCAGCCCTGGCAAACGACAGAACATTCAAAGAGCAAGTGTCAAGACCAGCCCAAAGAATGTTAGAAAAAGTTCTTAACAAAATTGTAAAAGAAAAAACAGATATGTTTGATCTTAAATTAAATGAACTAACACTTACAGATGAAAATACTCAAAGTCAAATAGATGAAAGATATCTTAAAGCACAAGTTATCGTTCCAAACGAAGTTAGAATGAGAATTGGTTTACCAATGAGACAGGGTGGACAAGATCCACTTCAATTAACTGCTCAGCAAAGAGCAGAGAATACCACTCAAAGGTCACGGGATACAGAAAGACAGAATAACGCAACAGATAGTCCAAATTCTCCAACAGGGAGAAATGCTGGTGGAGAAGGTCGTACAACTCAATAAAATACAAAATGTGGTAAAATTACTAAATTATAACGATACAATGGTGATAAGATGAATTCATTAGAAAAAGCCTTTTGGAATACAAGCGGCGAAAACATTTCAATTCTTATGCCTATCCAAAAGATAGACGCAGAAAAAAGAATTGTTTCTGGTTGGGCGACAACAGATGTTGTTGACAAGCAGGGCGACATTGTTTCTATTGAAGCCTCAGAAAAAGCTTTTGACAGTTTTAGGGGTAATGTAAGAGAACAACACACACCCCTAGCGGTAGGAAAAGTAGTTTCTTTTAAAAGAGATAAATACTTTGACAAAGAAAGCGGAGAAATTCATAATGGCATTTTTGTTGATGTATATGTATCCAAAGGTGCTCAAGATACCTGGCACAAGGTAACAGAAAGAATTCTTACAGGATTTTCTATTGGCGGCAAAATTAATGATACAGAAGATATTTATACCAAGGGAATGGATAATCCAGTTAGAATGATCAAAGACTATGATCTTTTTGAACTTTCACTTGTTGATAATCCAGCGAACCCTGACTCAAACGTTGTTTCTGTACAAAAGTTTAACGGAGCAGACATTCTTGAGAAAAACTACCTAGAAAATGTTTACTGGTGTAACTCAAGCGAAATGGTTATTATTAGCGAGAAGTCACAATATTCTTGCCCAAGTTGCGATAGACAAATGACAAACATTGGTTTTGTAGAAAGCAGCGATGCTTCTAAAGCAGAAACAATTGGAAATCTTATAAAGAGCTACAATGTACAAGTTTCAGATGAACAATCTGATATCACAATGGCGATTGACGAAGTAGCCAAGTCAATTGCTGACAACGATGAAAAGGAGGGGATTAATGTGGGAATTCTAAATAGAAATAAGAGTACAGATCCAGCAGAGGACTTAGTAACAAAGTCTGAAGAAGTAGCTGAAGAAGTTGCAGAAGAACTTGCCGAAGAAGTCGAAGAGATGGAAGAGGCAGTTGAAGAGGCAATTGAAGAAGTTATTGAAGAAGCAGCAGTAGAAGAGGCAGTCGAAGAGATTGTTGAAAAGTCTGCTGACGAGGAAGCTGTAGAAGAAGCTGTAGAGACATCCACAACTCCTGCAGACAGCGATGAAGACTTGGCGAAATCTGTAGAGGAAATCAAGGATTCAGTAGTTGTTGCAGTAGCAGATCTAGCAGCAGCAGTAAAAAGCATTGCAGATAAGGTAGGGGAACTTACTGGCTCAGTTAATAACGTTTCACAAGAGGTAAAGGTTGTTAAAGGTAATGTTGAAGAGTTTGGACAGCGTGTATCCGCAATAGAGGAAGACACTGCTGTTCGCAAGTCTGGCGATCTTGGCGGGATCGTACAGGGAGAAAAAATAAATAAATCGATGTGGGGCGGTCGTTTCCTCAATTCCGCCGACTTATATCGGTAAATAAAACAGGAGGTGAAAGTAAAATGTCAGAAGAAATTTTAGAAAAGTCAGCAGACGCAGGCGTAGTAGTCTCTGGTGGTATTGGCGCAATTACAAATCCCGCATCAGGTGATTTGGGTGTCGTTGGTAGCACAACAGATGACGGTGGTATTCTCAATCCTGAGCAGTCCCGCCAGTTTATCGAATACATCTGGGAACAGCAAGTTTTAGCTCAAGATGGTCGTAGAGTAACTATGCGTTCTAACACTGCAGAACTAGAGAAGCTAAATGTAGGTGAGCGTGTAATCCGTGCAGCAAATCAGGCTGATGGTACATACACAAACGCAGACGTAGCCTTCACTAAGGTAGAAATCGTAACAAAGAAGATTAGACTAGACTGGGAAGTTGCAACTGAAGCACTCGAAGATAATATCGAAGGTGCCCAGCTTGAAGATCACCTAGTTCGCTCTATGACTCGTGCATTTGCAAACGATCTTGAGGATCTTGCAATTAACGGCACAGGTTCAGGAACAAACAACTTCTTGAAGATTATGCAGGGCTTCTATGCAAAAGAAGCCGCTGGAAACCAGGCAGCATCTGTCTCTTCCAGTGGTTCAGCATGGACCGTACAGGATCTACAAAATATTGTCCTAGCTATGCCACGCAAGTACCGTGGTTCAAGATCTGCAATGAAGTTCTATGCAGGTTCACCAACAATCTCAAGCCTACTCAACAGTCTTGCCCAAACAGGCAACTTCAATTCCGAAAGAATTGTCGAAAGAATTGTTGATGGTAGTGTCCCACAGATCGTTGGAGCACCACTACAGTACCGCGTTCTTGGACTACCCATCATGGAAGTTCCTTACATGCCAGATGATTATGTCTCACTAACATTCCCAGAAAATAGAATTTGGGGATTCCAGAGAGATGTTACAGTCCACCGCGAGTTCAAGCCAAAGAAAGACACAGTAGAATATACAGTGTTCGTTCGCTTTGGTGTGCAGATCGAAGAAACAGACGCAGTTGCCTACGGCAGCAAGTAATCATTGTTTCTAAATGCAGCGGAGGGGAGTCGATTGGCTCCCCTCTTAAGCATTTATTGAGATGATATAATAAAAGATAGGAGGAATTATGGAAGCAAGTCCCACAAAAAAGGTATCTGAAAAAAAACCACAATCTAAAATACAAAAAACACAATCAGATCCAGTTAAGGTTGCACTTTTTGCTCCTAATTCCATCGTTTTTCCTGGTCTTGGAAGATTAAACAATGGCTATACTATTGTAGATTCTGACAAGGCTGAAGAGTGGTTAAAAATTTCAGATAAGGTAAGGCAAGCATCTCCGCAAGAAGTTGCATCTGCTTTTGAGGTATAAAAATGGAAATTCTTAGATTACCAGAGACAACATCAATCTTTATTGATCTTGTGATGCCATCTGCATCTTCTCAGTATGTAATTCAATATGAAGACTTGTCTACGGGAGAATCTTTTTCTGCATCTGCAACATCTAATTCTTCAAAGGTTGCAAGGTTTACCTTAAACTCTAAATACCTTGTGTATTCTGTAAATCTTTTTGCAAATGTATATAACTCATCAAGCAACCTCGTTCTATCAACAGGCATAGATATTGTAAAGCCATATTGCGACCTTACAACAGTAAGAACAAAGCTTGGAATCACCAATGGTCAAGCCATAGAAGCAGAAAAAGTAGCTAGAAGAATTATTGAAGCTGAAGTAGGATCTTTTCAATTTGTTCGCAAATTAAAAGAGGTTATTGGAATGGGAATAGACTACTTACCCATTGATGAAAGAATTGTCATTCTTTATCAAATGTGGGAAAACAATGAAGTCATTTATATAAAAGATGATGACTCGTATGATCAATACAACATAAGCACAGATAAAAGCTCAATTGTACTTCAAGATGAGATTCAGAACAAGGTCGAATACACCAAAGTTTGGAGAGATAGAAACTATGCAGTAACATTTGCACCTGGATCTGACTACCTACTTGACGCTAGCTTTGGGTATCAAGTTATTCCATCCGATATTGAAGAGGCTTGTGAGATGTTAATGCAAGATTTAGTTCAAGGAAATACACGTTACTTTAGTAGAAACATAACTGAGTTTGATAATAAAGAATTTAAGATTAAGTTTGCCGCAGGATCTTCTGCGGGTACAGGAAATTTAATCGTAGACAAACTAATAATTAGATACAAGAATAGAATTCGACCAGGGGTAATCTAATGTTGCCTAATGGAAACTTGTCAGATCTCATGTATCCAATGACAGCAGATATATACTACTCCACTTCTGAACAAAGCTCCTTTGGGGAAATGGTAAATACTTGGTCTTTTGATAGAGTAGTTAATTGTTCAGCTATAAAAGAAAGACCATACTCCGCTGTTGCAAATGCTATTGTTTCAGAAAAGTTTGTTGAGTATGCTTATAAATTAGACTTTAGAACAGCAGATGAAATATTAAAATCAAGTGACGACATTTCTTATCCCCTAACAGGAATTTTAATAACAAACATAAAAGATCCAAGTGGAAAAGTTGTTTGGTTTGAAGTTTTAGATGAACCAACTGTTTTTGAAATAGGAAACGTAGAACCTATGTTTGACCCATTTCATAATTTTTTTGGGTACAGAATTTTTCTAAGAAGGGCAGATGATCAGTCTTGTATCTTATGAAAATAAATTCTAAAGAAGCCATGAAGGTATTGAACAATGTAGTTGAATATTCAGAAGGTTTTATAAAAGAAACTAAAGCCAAAGAGTCATATGTAGCAAGCAAGTTAGCTAGCACAAGCATTTCTGCTTTCTATCAATACCTTGATTCCCTTGCTAGAACAAACCCAGGAATGCTTCACCATATATATGAGTGGGGGCAGGTTGGAGACCCTGGGGCAAGACTAGTAGAATTGAAAAAAGTTCTTGCTGCAAGAACAGTACAAGTTTCATCAGATTTTTTGTCATCAACAAGTGTTCCAGAAAATGGATCAGAGCCCTTCTTTGACAAGGCAGAGATAATGGAAGAAGGCATAGCCGTTCAAGTAAATGAAGTAAGTGCTCAAGCACTATTTTTTCAAATTGACGGTGAAGAATTTTTTAGGACTGGACCAATCGTAATAGAAAACCCTGGAGGGGAAGAAGTTAGAGGATCTTTTGTTAGAGCTTTTGAAGAGTTCTATAACAATTATTTTGACCAGGTATATCTAAGGTCTATAAGATTTTATGATTACTTTACAAAATCAAGAGAGTTTGAGTCAGGATTCAACTCTGCAGCAAAATCAAGAAGTGCAGCATCCATTGGTAGACAGTCAGCACTCAGTTGGATAATCAATGCACCAGGAGAAGATTATGAGTAATCTAGTAGAACCAATAATAAATAAGTATATATGGAAACAGTTTGAGCTTAATGGAGCAGCCAACGTTCCTGGATTTTCTTTTTT